TGGCAGCTGTTGCAGCGTGCCCATTTTTGTTAATTATGCCCTAAATTCAGAGCGATGAAAACAATTATTTTTTAACTTTGCCACCGCACATAAGCATAGGAATGCGAGGATCGCGACCAGCTGCCATGGCAGGACCACGAACAACACGTTTTTGAACCATTTCTTCACGCTGCATGCGTGGAGTTTCAGTCTTTTCGTGCTTCATCATTGCTGATTTGCTAGGATAACGCTCACCAGTAGCCTTTTCCATCACGCTACCGCCTTTTTTAAGTTTGGTAAGGGGTTTGCCTGGGTGCTGTGCTTTTTCGTGTTTATGCACTGATTCTGCAATCATTTTTTTGTCTTGCTTGACATCGCCACCTTTAGCGTAGCCACTCGTCATGCAACCACCTTTTTTGAAGCCCATTTCACGCTTGGCGGCTTCAGAAGTAGCTTTGTCTTCGCGCATATATTCACGTGCTTCGCGCATTTTTTGCATTTCTTCTGGAGTCGGAGTTGAATCGTCATATTGACGCGCTCGTCTCTCAGAAGGAGTTTGTGAAACACCCGTAACTGCTTTTTTAACAACAGCTGGTGAGATTTTTGAAGCAGCGTTTTTTGCAGCAGGAGCAGGAGTAACTACCTTTATCAACTGTTTGCGCTCAAACTCTGTAGGACCAGAAGATCCTGTATAGCCAAATGATTTATCAAAACTAAAATCTTTTACATATTTAACTGCCATGATTGTGCCCCTAGAAAGTAGTTGGATTGGCGTAAGTTTTAATGCATTCTAAAATGATCGTATAACGATCACCCGCAGTGGCACCAACAGTCGTGAATAATACGTCGCCTGTTTTGCCTGTGCCAGAGTTATTTGGAATGCCGCCAAAATCTGAGAAACACATTTTATACATAACGTCTGATGGGACTGTGTCAGCAATAACGTTGGTGTCTGCATCCCAAAGGATGTCAACAGCCATGCCGTATGTTTGTGCCCATATTTTATTAATCTTTACGCCTGTACAAGCACTGCCGTTTGTGTTGACTGCTAAGTCTGAGACGTTAACTTTAACAACCGCAGCTTCGCCTGTGCCGTCAGAGATGTTTGTGAATTTTTGAATGACGAGCCTGTCGCCGTCAAGGATTGTTTGTGTTGTTACTGCATCTGCCATGTCGTTCTCCTAAATCAGTAGAGATGAAGGGAGCCGAAGCTCCCGATCATTATTAAATTATGCTGGTGAGATAGTAGTTGTACCGTCAGAAGCATCAATCCATACAGCGGCTGTTGATGGACCTTGCGCCACATAGAATGTCTTAGTTGTTGTGTTGTAAAGTGTTGTGCCTAAAACTTTGCCTGTTGTATTAACAGCATTGGCAATTGCGCCCAATGTTACTGATGTTGCAGTTGTAGATGATACTTTACCTGTAAGATTGCCTGTTACGTTACCTGTAAGATTGCCTGTTACATTGCCTGTAACTGCGCCGATAAAGCCATTGGTGGACGTGACTGGACCCGAAAAGGTGGTATTTGCCATTAGAAGTTCTCCATATAGAGTAAAGCTTAATAGTCTTATATGCGTCTGCCGGGACAGTCTACTAAGCCGGATTTAATATTCCCGGTTGATATGGCATTTATACTATGTTATTGTTTGAGTGTCAACTAATTAATGGAGTATTCATGCCGTATAAAGACCTAGCAGTTCGCAAGGCAAAAGCGAAGCTGTACTCTAAGAAACATTATGAAGAAAACAAGCCAGCACAGATTGAACGGGTTAGATTAGGTAAAATAAAGAAACGAATCCAATGGGAAGCCTATAAAGGTATGCTTGCATGTGCCAACTGCGGAGAGAATCATCCATCCGCACTAGATTTTCACCATGTAGTGCCAGACCCGGCCAATAGAAAAATAAGTGAATTAGTACAAAACGGAGCCTACAAGATAGCCCGTGAAGAAATAGAAGCCAAATGCATAGTACTATGCGCCAATTGCCATCGCAAACACCATCACGAAGAACGTCAATTGAAAGCAGAACAAATTACAGAAAGGTAGGCGTAGATTTGGTAGTTGTTACATGTAACGCAGAAAGCCGAAAAACTCGTTACTTACTACATCCTCTAGTGTCGGCTTAACCGCCTATGTTTAAACAAATGTTTAGACTATTTGTTCATTACGTACATAGTTACTTCAAAACCAAAACGCATTTCAGTAGCTGCTGGTGTAGTCCACATGATGAATCTCCTTAAGTCGATTGAGTGTACACATTGATGTGCACATGTACACATTCTGCGCTTTTATAAACATGATGCAATACGGAAAATCATTAAAAAAGGGAGCCGAAGCTCCCTCTTATCTTACCTAGCGTTTATTAAGCGCCAGCTGAACCGTACATACCTAATGGGTCAGACCAACCGAATGAATAACGCTCACGAGATTTGTAGCGAACGTTACCTGTATCGAAGTCACCATCCATTGAGTTTTGCAATGGGGTACGAACGAAGTGTTTCATGCCATTTGGCACGTCGGTAGTTAAGAACCATGCGTTTGTGTCAGTCAAGAAGTGATTTATTGTATAGCCTTCAGCTATAGAACCGTTGTTCTTGATGGCATTGATGTCATTGTCAGCAGTACCAACACGAAGTTCAGTTTCCAACAAGCGAGTAGCAACGAATTGCAATGCTGGTGGAACAACCAATTTCTTCGGTTTAGCTGCAATCAATAGACCACGCTCATCAGTCCAAGCTGCGATTTGAATTACGGCTGCTTCTAGAGAAGTCTCGTTCAAGTCTGCTGGGGTTGATGGGATGTTACTATTATCGCCACCTGAAACAAGTGGATGTGAAGCAGAGAACAATGGAACGCCGTCACCGCCGTTGTATGCACCAGTGGTGTTGAAACCGTTGTTTAATACAGCTGCGGCTTTAACTTGTTTGGTGTATGCCATAGCACGAGCCAAGCCTTTTGTATAACGAGCAGACAATGAGTCATACAAGTTATCTTCAATAGCCTCTTCGGTTAAGCTGAAGCCTAACGCGATTGTTTCGTGGTTGTAGCGAGCAGTCCAAGCTTCTTGAGCATTGTCATAAGCGATGGCAGAACCCTCGTTTTTAACAGGTGCGGCTGAGAAGCCAGACAATTTTGTTTCTTCTTCGAATGAACGCTCTGAAGATTCAGTTTCGTAAATCTCTTCGTGTTCTTGACCGTAACGGGCATATTCTAAACCGAATAATGCGTTAAGACCTGGTAGTAGCTCTTTAAGGAGCTGTGCGCGTGAAATAGCCATATATTATCTCCTTAATTAGGCGGCAGCAAGGCCAGTGGTTGATAGAAGTTGTGACAAGTTAAGCTTAACAATACATTCTACGAATGCATCTGCGCCTGTCGCTGTCTCTGGAACTACACTTACTACACGGAACGGGAAAGTTGCTGTAACAGCAGCTGAAGCGCCGAATATAGATGAAGTTGCGTTACCAGTATTTGCATCAGGAGTACCAACAATACCTGTTACGTTTGTGCCGACAATGTTTTTGTCTGCAGCTGTAATTGTTGAGTTATTACCTGTGATTGCTACTTTATACAAAGCAAATGGGTCATCAACTACATAAGCGATAACGTTAGTCACGCCTGAAGCTGGTGCGTATTGTGCTTGTACTGTTTGACCAGATGAGTTTGTGTATTGAACACCTACTGCAACGCCAAGAATAACACCTGCTGTTAAATCTGAATCACCTGATACTGTGCCGCCTATAACTAATACAACTGGTTGACCATTGTAGATTGCTTGACCTGATGTTACAGGGTACTGACGAACAGCACCTGCGTATGGTAAGCCATCTAAACGGTTAATCGGTTTAAAGCCATAGGGAGCGGATACGGTTGGATATGCCATATAAATCTCCTAAAAATTAAAATTAAAATTAACTACCTTTGCCGAAGGACGTTGACGATTTGCGCTCATTAAATAAGGGCATGCGTGGGTCGCTTTGGCGCATTAAATTATTATCTACCGCTTCTGTCTGAGCTTGTGTTTGGTCAGCGTAATATTTAGTACGTTGTTGTACAAACTCTAGAGGCGTTTTGCATAGTAATAATCCACCGATTTCAATATTGTCTTTGAACCTACTATTAGAATCGATTAGCAGTTGGAATTTGGGTTGTTCTTCAGCTCTTACTGGCTCCCACCCTTCACGCAATTTAGCGGATAGGTTACGCGGGTCGGCATTGTTAAGAGTTGAGACACGAATCCATCTGTACGCGTAGCCTTCTTGCTTATCCGGTTCAGGTAAAAGCTCAGGAGCTTGCCACTGCTTAGGGCGCTCTTGGACGGTACGGGTTTGTAGTTCACGGGTTAATCTGTTTTCAGCCATTTTAGGACTCCAATTTAGTTAATTCACGGGCATACTGCTCAGGGGAAAGACCGAATTTCTTCGCCAGTGCCACCTGTGTGTTTGTCAAAACTACTTTTTTAGAAGCAGTACTCCGTTTCGCTGGAGCGACAACCGTGCTTAGTTTTTGTGTACGTTGAGTTTTAGGCTCATCGTTTTTTTCAATGTCGTCAAATTCATCGGGGAATTTGCGTTGTACTTCTTTATTGATTGCTTTGTAATACGCATCAGTCCCTACAAAGGATTCACCGTATTGTTTAGCTATCTGGCTATGTACGCGTTTAGCATATGCAGCCATATAATCTTTTTCTGGGTTGACAAACCAAGGATTTTCAGATACCCATTCTGCGGTTTTCTGGTCCATTTTTGGAGCTTGTCTCTCCGTATTTCGTATTTGTACATCATTTTCAGGTAAATGTACAGTAGGTTTGAAATTTTTTGCTTTATCTACCTTCAAAGACGCAGCTAACATTTCATCCTGAGCCGCCATTAATAGGTCGGTATCCCCTGAATCATACGCTTCTTTGTAGTTTCTCCTAGCTTTTTCTAACTCTAGCTCAGCGGAAGTCTGATACGTAGTAATTAATTCTTTTTCACCTGACTCTAACATGCCTTTTAAGCGTTTGTTTTCGTCTAATATCTTTTGCGCCATGTTTAGCGCTTCGTTCTGTTCCCGCAATGCGGCTTCTTTTTCACGACGTTCGTCATGCCAAGCCTTTTTATACTGCTTAAACTTAGTCTTTACGTTCTTAGAGTAATCAGCTGATTCATCCGCGGTTTCTAGTTCCTCAACTATGTCTGAGGTTAATGGGGCAACGTTGCGGTCATCATCAGGCGTATCATCTACTACCTCAATTTCTACATCGTCCTCTACTTCTATTTCAATCTTATCTTCGACTTCGTCCGGAAATTCGAACTCGTCCTTAAATTTTGCATTTGCCATCTTAGTTTCCTTTATTTACGGCGAATACCACGAGGGTCGTCTACTACTGCCTCTACGGTATCATCATTGATTAAGCGGAATTCACGACCATGAATAACAAGTCTACTACCTGCGTTTGGTCGGACTAAAACAAAGTCACCTTGTTTGCACCATGGGCCAGTCGGGAATTTTTTATCATCCTTATAGCTATCAGGGCCAACTGCAACTACGAATAACACCGTAGTTAAGATTTCTTCGTTTCTTACAGTTTCATCAGCTTTCAATAATCCGCTTTCGTACTCTTTTTCCATTTCTGGTATTGCGCAAAGAATATGGTAGCCAGATGGTTTTGGAAGTTGTGTTGCTTTGTCATCAGCATTTTCTACATCTACGTCTTTCTGTCTTGCTTTAGCTTTTAACCCCGAAAGGTCAATTGCTTGAGCCAAGTTTAGTTCACTCATCAGAGTTCTCCATTGTTTTGTTGAGGTCTACGATAATTCCACATGCAGCCTCGAGACCACGCAGCTGACCACATATGTATTTGTATTCTTCGAACGTGTTGCAATTACCTCGTGTTAACGCTTCGGAAAGCATTGATATTCGGTCCCTGTATTCGTTTAAAAGAATTTCAAAGGTTTTGTCCATTATTCACCTTTCTTAGGTTTTGGTTTGTTTTGTGCGGCTTGTTCCGCTATTTTTTGCTGTACGCTTTGACGCATTTGTTCTAGTTTGTGTTGGCTGTCTATGTTTGTCCTATGTTTATACATATCCATGCCTACTTTTACACCCTCAGATTCTTTGGCGTGTTCTGTTCTTTGGCTTTCTTGGCGAGACTTAATGGCTAATTGAGCACCGGATGTTTCTTGTTGAGCGTCGATACGTTCACGTTCTACTTGAAGCTGTGCCTGTTTAATCATAAAGTCGTCTTGGTCTTTCTTAGTTTTACGTTGTAAATCTTGAGCTTTAAGTTGCAATTCTTGTTGCTGCATCTGAACAATTGGGTCCTGAGCTACTTGTTGATTCTGTTGCTGTTGAACCTGTTGTTGGTTTTGTTGCAATAGTTGTTTAGCTGCTTGTGCTGACATTTGAGCAATGCGAGCTTCCATTTCCACTGGGATAGAAGAATCGTTCTCTTCCATAGACTCGTAGTTAGGTAACTCTGTACCAATCATGCCTTCAATCTGTTTGCGGTATTCAAAGCCCAAATGCTCCATAACGTGGGCAGACATAGCCGCTTGTAGTTGTTGAGCTAGTTGTGGGTTTTGACCTACTAATTGTTGTACATGAGGGTCTTGTATCATAGACATATGCACTGCAACGTGAGCTTGGTGGTCTTGGTGTAAGAACGCCTTGACTGGTTTGCTCTTAAGAATGTCTTGGTTCTCAGTAACAGGGTCACGAGGTTTAATGTCATCATCAATAGGTACAAGCTTCTGATAGTTCTTAATACCTAGTACTTCTAGCATCTGACGGTGCAGTAGAGGTAGGTCGTATAACTGTGGAGCTGACTGAGCTAGTTGTAGCGCTGCTTGGTATTGAACTACCTTTTGCGCCATTGTAGCTGCATTGGGGTCAGACACTGGAATAACTGTAACCATGTCATAGTCAGACTGTTTAGCACGGCGTGAACCTTCTTCTGGTTCATAGCTATACTCTTCTGGCGTATAGTCACGAATAATATCTTTTAGAAGTTTAAACTCTTGTTTCATTGAGTAATGAATACGCGCTTGGATAGCACTCATCATTTTCAAAGTACGTTCTAGAACCGCTAGAGTTGTGCCCACTGGAGACTGAGCGGACATATCGGACATTTGCAAATCAGCTGCGCCAGCAAACTTACGGCCTTCTTCAATGATTTGACCCAATAGACCCATAAGAACTTGTGAAGGCTCTTTGTATGGTAGAGGCATGATGTTATCGCGCATACTACCTGATGGTACGTCTACATCACGGAATTCACCTGGGGCAATCGGAGTATCATCTCCTTTTACACGTAAGCCGCGAGTTT